ATGTTGTTGCTTATTCTAATGAAAAGTTTAAAGCAAGAGATGCAATAAAAATCTACGAAAAAGAATATAACCTTTTATGAAACCCATACAAAGTAAAACAATACAAATATGAACGAAGAAATTAAAGACAAAGTATATTTATTACCAAATATAGGAACTGCACAGGAATTTATATCAGAGCTTATTAATGTTTTGGAAAAAGAATATGAAACCCCTACAAAACTATATAGAGGAGGAGATAAAAAAATTTAATAATAATTTTGAAAGTTTAGTTCCTTACAAAGTTGGATTTTTAGATAGAAATACAGAAATATCTTGTTCTCACGACATATCTGATTATAAAAGAAATGCCAAAAAAGTTTTAAGAGAACTTTTTTCCCAATCCCTTCACCGCATAGCCAAGATAACGGCAGAGGAGATTGTGCCAGAAAGAAGAAAGTATGTAAGCCAGCCAGCAAATTATAAAGGTTCTGATGCTAATGTTTGGAGAGAAGGATATAATTATTTACATTCCGATCTCCAATCTAAAATAAAAGAGTTTGGGATATGAAAAAAGAATGAGTTTTAAAACATTACAATCGCAAGCATTAAAATTGTGGCACGATATATCTATGAAACAGCATAAATATATCTGCCAATCTTGTGGATCGATTGCCACGCAAGCACATCATTTCTTCTTTAAAGGTTCTTTTCCACATTTAAAATATGAATTGCTTAATGGTGTCCCATTGTGTATGAAATGCCACTACTTATTGCATACACGAGATAGCAAGTTGATTGAAAAACAAATAATAAATAACAAAGGTTTAAAATGGCATAAAAAGTTAGAAAAAATGGCATATATAAAACCATTGCCAAAATGTCCAAGAACAGTTGGATATTTAAAAGAAATAATAACAAATATTAATAAACATAAATTATGAAACTAACAGAGGAACAGTTAAATAAAGAAGCATTTAACTCCGATAAAAGAGTAGATGAACTACTTAACAAAGAAGCAAAAGTTTATTTTGAATTAGGAGATGAATTTTGCAAGATAGAACAATTAGGTTGGCAAAGGCAAGGAGAACATATTTTATCTTACAAAGATTACGCCAGAGAAAAGAAAATAGAACCGCACTTTGTTTATGGCAGTATGAGAGTGAATAGAACTTTTAGAGATTTTAGAGGAGAAAAATTGCCAGCGTATAGAAAACTTTTACAAGCCCTACCTTTGGCAAAAGATAAAAAGTCGGCAAAGGAATGGTTTGATAAAGCAGTAAATATGTTAAGCAATGATTTCTATGATGAGTTAAGAATCGCCAAAGGAAAGCCAAGTCAAGACGACTGCGAACACAAACTTATAGAAACCAAGATAATAAAGAGATGCAAAGTTTGCAAAAAAGTATTAGGTTATGAAATCAAAAAAGGATAATAAATATATAACTCTCAATTTTAAATGTGTATTATGCAAAAAGACTAAATGGTGTGTTGAGTTTAAGTCTGGCGAAGAAACTATTAACCAATCATTAGGAATAGTTAAGGTAATATATACTCATTTATGTAAGGATTGTATAAAACAAATGTATAATCAAATAAAACAAAAATAATACAAACAAAAGATTGGGGATTTAAAAAATAAATAAAAAAACTTATGGAAAAAAAACAAATAGCAACTTATTTTTTAATCACCTTACTAATAGTTTTAGTAATCGGCACAATCGCCTTTCAAGTTGGAGGTGGAATGAAAAGTAAACCAGTAGGAACGGCTACAAGCACATCACCTTTTACAGAGCAAGAGAATAAAGTAATAACAGAATTGATGAACAACACCACAGAAGAAAAGTGGGTAAATTTAAGAACATCACTTACTAACTCTATTGAATATCAATCATTGATTAAGATTGCAGATATGTCGCAGAAATCTGCTGGCAATGTAGCTCAAATACCTTTTGAATTTCAAGGAAAAAAATGGCAATTAAATTGTGGATTGATTGATTTGAATCAACCGATACAACAGCCACAACCACAAGCACAGCCACAAGCAACGACAACGGAAAAATAATTTACATATTGACTTTATCTTAAAAGTGTGCTAATATTAGATTGAAAATATTTTATTGTTTATTGCATAGAGTATTATATACGAATTGCAATCAAGAGGGGAGCTACATTCTTTGTAGCCCCTTTTTGTATTAGACATCGTATAACAAAGCATTGTTTATTCTTATCTGTCCCAAGTCGGGGGAAGCAAATATATTTAAAAAACCTACGGGTATTGCTAATTAGCCCTGATAACAGACAGGGACAGGCAAAAGTAAATTATGATAGAACTATGACAGAAGACCAACTCCATCGTTTTAATCTTATAAGAAAAGATATAAAAAGCGGACTTTCACTTTATAAAGAACACGGACTTTATTATGCCTATTTAGAATATCAAAACAGATTAGGCAAGTTTTTAAAAATCATCAGTGATGGAAAACTAACTGATGAACAAGCAATAGAAGACTTATTAGAAAAATTACCACAAGAATTATATGGCAAAAGTAGGAAGACCAATAAAATTTAAAAGCAAAAAAGAATTAGAAAAGAAAATAAAGAAATACTTTAACGATTGTAAAAAAAAGAAAAAGCCATTAACTATTACAGGACTTGCTGTATCACTTGACACAAATAGAGAAACATTGCTTGACTATCAAGATAAAGAAGAATTTTCTGACACTATAAAAAGAGCAAAGGAAATAATACATAATTGGACAGAAGAGTATTTATTTACAGGAAAGAACCAAACAGGTGCAATATTTAATCTAAAAAACAATTATGGTTGGAAAGATAAAACAGAGCAAGACATAACAAGTGGAGGAAAACCAATACCAATATTAAATGGCACTATTTCAACTAACAACAGCAACAAAGAAGATATTAGCTCTTAAAAAAAGAATAAGAGCAATACAAGGCGGAACATCAGCAAGTAAGACAGTAAGCATAGTTCTTTATCTTATAAACAAAGCACAAAGCGAAGATAATTTAGTTATAAGCATTGTATCAGAAAGTTTACCCCATTTAAGAAGGGGAGTAATGCAAGACTTTTTACTGATAATGGATAACCACAACTATTTTAAAGATAGTAGGTGGAATAAATCAGAGTTTACTTATCAATTTGAAACTGGCAGTAAGATAGAGTTTTTCAGCGTTGACCAACCAGAAAAGGTAAAGGGAGCAAGAAGAGATATACTTTTTATCAACGAGGCAAACAACATACCATTTGAAACATTTAATCAGTTAGAGGTAAGAACAAAGAACGAAGTATGGCTTGACTGGAACCCTACCAACGAGTTTTGGTTTTATAGCGAATTACTAGGAAAAAGAGAAGACATTGACCATATAACACTTACTTATAAAGACAACGAGGCATTAGACGAAAACATTGTTAAAACGCTTGAATTAAGAAAAGGAAACAAGAATTGGTGGAAAGTTTACGGAGAAGGACAATTAGGAGAAGTAGAAGGCAAGATATACAAAGACTGGCAGATAATAGACCAAATACCCCACGAGGCAAGATTGGAGCGATACGGATTGGATTTTGGATATAGCAATGACCCAACAGCAATAGTAGGAATTTATAAATACAACGGAGGATTTATTTTAGATGAGGTTTGCTATCAAAAAGGATTAAGCAATAAGCAGATAGCAGATATTTTTAACAACTTACCAAAGGCATTGATTAAAGCAGATAGTGCCGAACCAAAGAGTATTGATGAAATAAAAGGATATGGACTATCAATTTTACCAGCACACAAAGGAGTTGGAAGCGTAAATCAAGGAATACAATTTGTCCAAGACCAACGAATATCAATAACAAAAGGAAGTGTTAATTTGATTAAGGAGTATAGAAACTATCTATGGCAGACAGATAAAGACGGAAAAGTAATAAACACCCCAGAAACAGGATTTGACCACTTAATGGACGCTATAAGATATGGTTTAGAAGAATACATAGAAAACAAAGACAACTCAATGGAGATATTTAAACAAATGCAACAATATCAACAACAAAATCATAGCGATTACGAAGGTAAAAAAATACAACAATGGCAATAGACACTTTAATTACAGAGAAAGCATATAAAGCCTTTACAACAGGCTTTTCTTGCGAGGCAAAGGGAAAGCAAATGAAGGAATACACCAAGAATATTGATATGTATTCTAACAAGCCAAAAGAGGAGTTATTAGGATTTTTAAGCTTTCCTTTAAATAACTTTTCTGGATATGTAGATACTTATGTATCCCGTATGCCACGCTTGAAATTTGTTTTTAAATCAACAAAGAACGCTGATAATCAATCAGTTGCTAAAGTTAATGCACTAGCAGATAGAGATAGAGGAATACAATTTGCTAACTATGACCAGATAAACAGAGGAGTAAATAAATTTGCTACGATGTCTGGCGTTGGAATTTATAAGATATTTAGTGATAGTGCAGAAGGATATAAACACCATTTACTTGCTATTGACCCTGCTAACTTCTTTTGCCAACCATACGGAGGTAGCAATTTAGAAACACACCAATTTTGCGGAGAGGTTGGAATAATGAAGACAGAAAGCCAATTATTAGAAGGCGTTGATAATGGATTCTATGATAAAACGGCAGTAGAGCAACTTATAAACTTTACAGGAGAGAATAGAGATTTCTTTACTGATGTAAACGACCAAAGAAAAGCCCAAGAAGAACGATTTAAAATATTAGGAATACAAAGCAATGATGCCTTTTTAGAAAAGACTTATTCAATGGTTGAGGCATATATCACCGTAAAAGGAATAAGATATTATGTTTTATTTGAACCAAAGAGCAAAATTGCAGTTAGACAATGCAAACTAACAGAGGTATTTGAGAGCAACCTTTATCCTTATACTTCATTTTCACCAAAAGAAGATATTAACAACTTCTGGGCTATTGCACCTGCAACTGATATAAGAGCAAGTTGTGTGGCAGAAAGAACCATAGTAGATGAGCAAATCAACAACTTAATGCGTCAGAATAGACCCGTTAGGTTTTATAACCCAGATATTACAGATAGACCACCACAATACTTACCTGACTTTTGGATGCCAATTAAGAGTGGTAGGAGTGTATCAGAGGCATATAGCATAATGGCAACGCCTGACATTGTAGATAAATCAATGAAAGTTGTTGACTTTTTAAGAAGTTTGAGATCAACAGATAGTGGAACAACAGGAGGAGTGCAAGGAAATGCTGAAACAGACAAGGTTGGTATTAACCAAATGAACTTGTATCAATCGGCAACAAAACAAGATTATCAAAACGAAAGCCACGAGGAATGTGTTAAACAATTAGGATTACGCTACTTATATGGCGTTAGAGAACACTTATCAGAAAAGATTGCCGTTCAAATATTAGGCAAGAACGGACTTGAAATGCAAATGATAACCAAAGATGATGCTGACCCTGATTTTGATGTAATTATTGAGGACAACAACAAAAAGATATTTGAGAACAAAGAGGATTTAGTATTAAAACAATGGTTATTTAATCACCCAAGCGTAATTCAAAGTGCTAACCCAAAGAAACTTTTAGAAGAAATGTTTAAATTGGCAAAGTATGACAGCAGAGATATAAAAGAATTTTTACAACCTGAATACTACTCTTCAAGAGAGCAAATTGAGAATAGCGAAAACGCCTTTAACAAGATTTTAGAAGGTAAAGAGCCAAAGTTTTATCAAAGTGCCGATGAAGTATTTGTTAAGAACTTTGGAGACCTTTTATTAGAAACCGAAGGTATCCCAGAAAAGAAACGCCCAATATTAGATACTTATTTCCAAGCAATATCAGAAATAGCAAAAATGAACCAAGCAAAGAAAGCCTTTATAGATATGGAAATGGCTAAACGCCAACAATTACAAGCCCAATTACAGCAAGGAATACAAACACCTATGGGAGGCGATACAGAGCAACTACAACAAGAACAAGAAGTAGAGCAACCACAACCCATACAACAACCAATGACACAACCTATATGAACATACAAGAACTAAAAGACAAAATAAACGAGATAAAAAAAAGAGACTTAGGCGATTTATCCTTACAAGCCATAGATGATTGGGAAAGCCAGATAAAGAACTATGAAATACTTAAATCTTTATACGACCTACCACAATTTAGGGACATAATAAGCGAATTTGAAGGGATAATACACAATGTCAAAGAACTTTTAGCCGAGCAGGAAGTAAACAACGATGAAGATATACGCAAACGCCAGCAACTTATATCAGACAAGAGAGTATTTGGAACATTTTTAAATAGATTTGCTATTCCTGATTTAAAGGAAATAGAAAACGAAGTAAATAAAAATTATAAGAACTTTTATGAAAAACCTACCGAAATTAAAGAATGATACCAAACTAACATCTGGCGAATGGTTATTGATTGATACCGAAAATGGATTATGGAATATTGTTGCTTTTCCCACCGGAGGACAACTAATTGAAGGAACTAACAAGAAAATGGCAGAGATAAGCGATAAGAAATGGGATATAAAGACAACAAGAATAGTTGATACTAAAACAGCACTTAAAATGGGATTGATAACTTTAGAAGGAGAAAATTACAAACTATCAGAAATAAGTATGGAAAATATAAAGAAATTCGTTAATGGTGTTAAAGGTCAAAATAAATAATTAAAATATATGGCTAAAAAAATACAAACAAAAGAAATAGAAACAGAACCAAAGGAAGTAAAGGAAGTAAATGAAGTTAAATTAGACCACGAACAATACATTAAAAGCTTAAATATCCCTTTTACACAATGGTTTGAAGTAGTAAAGTTTAACGAAAAATACCAAGTTATTAAGGGAGGACAATTGATTGGAGAATACCTTGATAAGAAAAAAGCAGATTATACGGCTAACTTATTCAATATGTCAGAAAAGAGAGCTTTAAGAGATTATAAAAGTTAATTAAAAAGTGGTTATCGCACCAAGACAAAAACGAAATGGCTATCCACCATTAACGGAATAAATAAGTTGCTCCCATAAGAGCAAAGACAAACAAATTTATGGAACAAAACGAATTAGAGGATATGATTAAAGCCGAAGTTGAAAAACGGGAAGCTGAAGAATCAAAAAATCCTCAACCACAGGAAGAAACACCTGAGACAAAAATTGAGACGGAAACTCCAGAAACAAAGGAAACAAAGGAAGAACCGATTAAAGAAGACAAAACAGAGCAAAAGATAGAGAAGAACATTAAAACTATTCCATTATCAGCTCACATAAGAGCAGAGAAGGAATACAAGGCAAAAATTGCTGAACTTACAGGAGAATTAGAGAGGTCAAAACAAGCTAATCAACAACCTACTCCAAAAGAATTAGAGGAACTATTTGAACAATATGGAATTGATGAAAGTGCTAAACCATTTTTTAAAGACCTAATTGGCTCAATAGAAAACAAGTATTCTGATAAATTTAAAATATTAGACGAATACCAATCCAAAACAAAGGAGCAACAGGAACAACAAGAACTTGTTGAGTATGTTGATAAGCAAGTAAGCGAAATATCTGATTTAATCCAAAAAGAACACGGCAATAATGCCCCAGAAGTATTAAATAAATTAAAGATTAAAATATTACAAGAGGGCTTATATGCTACACCGCCAGAATTAGTTTATAAAGGATTTGATGAGTTTAAGCCGATAAAAAAGAAAATGTCAGCAGAAACTCCAAGCCCATCTCCGAAAACCGAGATATTTGATAAAGAAAATGCAACCTTTGACGATGTCAAAGCAGGGAAAATAAGTGCAGAAGAATTTATCAATATTCAAAGAAAGAAATTTGGACAGGAATAGGTGGTTAGATAGTAAGCTCTTTTACAAGATTTACAAGAATATATGGCAAATAGCACAAGTGCAGCCAATCCAGAATTATGGTCATCGTTATTGGAACAAGCATTGAGAAAATCAACTCTTTTTAGAGAAATTGCTTCTTTCAAGGAACAAGCTGGATTAACATATGGCGATACAATTCACAGACCATACGCAAGCGATGTTTCAGTTGATAGTTATGTAGCAGGAACAGCGTCAACAGCACAAGATATTACAATTACAGATAACTCAATGACTATTGATAGATTTGCAATTATCAATGTATTTGTTGATGACACACAGCAATTACAATCAAGATACGACTTGATGGCTCATTATGTTGAAAAAATGAGAAAGGCATTACAAGAAGATATGGATGCCCACTTCTTGTTAGAAATTAGAAATGCCGTTTCAGATGTTGACGATGCAGACATTGCAGCAGGAACAGCAGGAGACCCGTTTGCAGTTACATCTACAAACATTGTTGATGTATTTACATACGCAGATAGATATTTACTTGCTCAAAATGCAACAGAAGGAAATAGATTTGCTGTCATTACACCAGCAGTTTATCAAAAGCTCTTAACATATTTGGGAGGTAGACAAACACAATTAGGAGACCAAGTTACAAAATACGGATATAAGTCAAAAGGTATGTTTAACGACTTTAAGATTTATGTCTCAAATAACTTACCTTATTCAGCAACTTGGACACCAGCAGATAACCCTTCTAACTCTGCAACAATTACAATTGATTCAGTTGTGTTTACATTTGTTTCTTCAATGGGAACAACAGCAGGTTCTATTTTACAGACAACATCAACAGCACAAACATTGCTCAATTTACAAGCATTGATTAACGCTGGAGGGGTTGGAGATGAAAAAAATTATTATTCTTTAAGTGCCGCCAATAAGAGAAAAGTTAGAAATTGGTATGCAACAGTTGATAACGCCACAGCTCCAACAAAGATAACAGTTTGGTTAGGTGGTAGAACAACTGCTGTAACAGTTGCTACATCAGAAGCATTGGATTTGTGGTCTAATGAGACATTCCATCAATTCTTTGGCATTGAAAAATGCACTGATATGGTTGTTCAAAAAGAAGTTAATGTTAAGAGTGGAGACCAAACATCAAACGGAAAACTTGGAACAACATTCTTGGCAAATTGTGTTTACAAGGCAAAGACATTCTATGAGGGAACTTATAAAATGATTGATGTCAAAGTAACAGAAGCAACAGGCTAATATGGAATTTAAAGATTATTTTGTAATAATCGTTATTTTCGCAATATTATTATTTGGCTATCATTATACTTTTAACAAAAAAGTAGATAATCCAAATTTAGGACTTGTTGTTTGGCAAGATAAAATGGATTTTAGAAATGGATTTTCTGTTAATGGAACTGATGTTTTAAACGCATCAAGAGAAATAACAGTAGCCAAATCTACTAATTCCGGTGATTCCAGCATTGCTGACGACTTAACTGTTGGATCAACAACTGGTGATGGTTGTATCGGAAAATATAAAGGAGGAGTGCTTTATTATATTGACTTTGCAACTACAACTGGAAACGGAACATTTATTGTTACATCAACAAAGCCAACTGGTTGCGATTAACACGATTGTTTCTACACACTACTCCCTTCTGGGAGTAGAATTGTGGAAATAATAATATAAAAAAGCCACACATAAAATATGGAAATAAAAAATATAATTTTAGTTTTATTATCGTTAGCAGTATTAGGATTTGCTGTTAAGCAAGATATGAAATTAGGTGCTACAACAAACCAAATAAGATTAGTTACTTGCACTAACACCACATCAACAGTTGCTACCACAGGAGCAACAACTATTTTAGCTGGCAATAGTGCCAGACAATATGTATCTATTAATGTTGCATCAACATCGCCTGCTGTTTATTTGAATATGGCAAACTCAACAGCAACTGCCGCAGGAATAATAATCCAAGCAAGTGGAAGATACGAAATAACACAAAACAACTTTTATAATGGCGTTATTAAAGCATTGCCAGTTGGAGGAACTGCTGGAACTGTTTATATAACCGAATGCACAGAATAATATATGGCAACACAAATCACCCCTGCTAAAATATTGCCGATAACAAAACAACTTCAAGACACCTTAAATGGTGGAACATTTTATGTTAGAGCAGTTGTTTTGAATGCTAATACTAGAGAAACTATTGATACCATTGACTTAACAGACAATGGAAATGGTTATTTTTACAAGAATTGGAATGTGCCAGTATATCAAGACGAAACATACATTGATATTTTAGTAACAACCTACGATGACAGCGGATATACACAGATAAATGGAATGTATGGAACAGAGAAATTTCAATATGTTATTAGAGACCCAAGAGCAAGTGTTGGAGGAGGATTTGGAATGGAAGTAGATTATGAAAAGGTAAGAAAGATAATTAAGGAAGAAATTGGAAAACTTACTTTTCCATCTTTCCCAGAAGTGCCAGAAACCGACTTATTGCCACTTTTTAATAGATTGTCTCGTTTAGAACAGCTTATTAACGAAAACAAACCAAAAAACCCTGATTATTCAGGGATTTTGTCGTCTATAAACGATTTAAAGACTAAATTGATCGATAAAATTGACAAGAATAAGCCAGAGAAGACAGACTTGAGTAATATTGAAAGTAAAATTGATAGTTTAGAGGGAAAAATAGGAAATAAATTTGAAAAATCGGCAAAAGAAGTTGTTAAAGACTTAATAAGCGTTGTTGAAAAAATACCAGATAACTTAAAAGATTTTAGCAAAAATTTAAAATTTACAGCAGTTTTTCCAGTAGCACTTGAAAAAGAAAAAGACGACGAAGAAACAAAGATGATGGAAGCGTTAAAGAAGAAATATAACCTTGAATGAAGATGAAAAAACTATTTTATTTTATAATTTCATTATTATTATTTGCAAATGTCGCTTTTGCTAGTTGGTATAATCCTTTGACTTGGTTTAGCAAGCCTGTTGGAGATACTATTTCTCCTATGCCAATGTTTTACCAATCAGGGACATCAATTTTGCCGAGAGTAAGACAACTTAATCTTATTTTAGATAGAGGCATAACTGTTGGTAATAGCACAAGCACAGCAACAGGAACAATTAGATGGAGCGGAACTGCTTTTGAAGGATACGATGGCTCTAATTGGGGAAGTTTGGGAGGAGGAAGCTCTGACGCTTTAACATCTACTACCACATTTGCAGGCGATGTAACAGGAACATCGTCTTCAATGCTTTTATCAAAGATACAAGGTAGAACAGTAACAACCACTCAAAACCCTTCTATTGGATATATTTTAAAATGGGACGGTACATATTGGAATTATAAACCAGACGATACGGGGGCGGGTGGAGGTATTACATCTATTAACTCACAAACAGGAAGCTCACAGACGATTACAACATCGTCTCATACAGGAAACATTTTTTATATAGGTTCATCTGCCGACACCCACACTCTTTATATTCCAACAAATCCTATTTTCACAGGAGTATCAACGACTAACGCTACATCTTCTAATTTAAGAGTTTGGGGAACTACAATTTTAAATGGCAATACAATGCCAACGACTACTTATGCTACTAGTGAAATAC